CGACTCTACCAGTTGTAAAAGTTGATAGAGGTCAATTAGGTATAGCAGCAACTTCACACGCAGTAAACTCCCTTATGAGGGTGCACAGAGGAGCGTTTAATATAGTTGAAAGTAAAGTATTCTTCTCCGATCCACCAAAAGGAAATAATAGGTCAAGAAGAGATGAAACTAACTTACCTTTCGTAAAAGCAAACTTTAGTGGAAGAACATTTTTAAGAAGTAATTATACGACAAATATGTTGTTTGACGACATATCTGATAACTTTACTGGTATTGGTAAGACATATTCATTAACTGTAGGTGGTGCAAATACTTCCTCTGGTATTGGAGTAGGAAATGGCGTTCTATTCATTAATGGCGTATTCCAGACTCCTAAAACTATTAATAACACTGGAAGTAATTATGAATTTATAGCAGATACAACTGCTGGTATATCAACTGTTGAGTTCAGTGGTATAACATCTACAAACGGTGATTTTATCGTATCTGAATTTGATATTAATCAAAATCAAGTTCCTAGAGGTGGTTTAATAGTTTCATTAGGTTCAACACCAGGCACTGGATACGCACCATTACAAGGTGCAAAAGTAAAAGCATTTAAAGATGCAAATGGTGGTATTACAAGTGTGGTGGGTATTGCAACCTCATCTGGATTCAATCTTGGTATTCAAACTGCAGCATATGATAATATCACTGGTATTATTACTGTAACAACTGATAAGGTACATGGTTTTGCACTTGAGAGACCTAATACAGTTAAACTTAAAGGTTTAGAATTTGTATGTCCGAAAACTGTAGTTGGCACAGTAACTAACGCAACTTATAATCCCGCTAATGGTGATTTAGTAGTAACAATCGCAAATCACGGTTTAGTAAATGGTGATGCAGTAATTCTTAAAACTGGTGGTATTTGCTTTACTTGTGATAAAGATAGTAATGCAACAGTTCATTGTTATCCTCGTGCAACTGACCCTGCTGCGAACCAATACCTAACAGTAAGTAACGTTACAACAAACACATTTAAAATTAATGTTGGTGCGTCTGCTCCAAGTGACCAGTATGTACATACATTTGATTCTGCTGATGCTGACGCTGTTAAAACAATTGGTGGTGGTGGATATGTTGGAGTAACAACAACTATCTTCCAAGATCACGAAAGACCACTATTCGTTGTTGGTATCGTTTCTGATAGGACATTTGAAGTTCAAGCAGGTGCAAGCACAATACCTCACACATATCAAGGTGGTGGTAACGCATTTGAATTCTTTGAAGATCTTACATTTGGTTCAGGATATCGTGGTGGCACTGTTGCTTGTGGTGTCACAGACCAAGCATATGTTCATAGATTTGTCAGTTCTGGTATTGGTTCAATACGTAAGGGTAGTTTTGCTGCCTCTAGTGCAAATTCATTTACTGCAATCAACGCTGTATATACATCTCATACAGGTCAGTTGGTTCTTACAATCCCAAATCATACATTTACAACAAGTGATTCAGTTGGTATTGATACTGGTGGATTAGTATTTAAATGTTCAAAGGATAATTTCTTCTCAGATCATCCATACCCAAGAGCAGTATCTAAAACAAGTTTCCCTAATTCAGATCCAATTGCTGGTATAGTTACTGGTATAGGTGCAACTACAAATAACACCATAACATTAAATGTTGGTGCTGGTGGTGGTGCTGGAACAGGTGCAGAAGTAACTGCAACAGTTGGTGTTGGCGGTACTCTTGCATTTACAATTACACAGGCAGGTTCTGGTTACGTAAATCCTGAAATAATTATTCCTCAACCTAATTATGACAACTTACCAGTCATAGGTATCTCAAGAGTTGGTCTTGGTTTAACTACAGATACAGGTTCTAATTTATTAGTTGATGTAAAAGTAAGTGCTGCAAAAACAACTGTAGGTATCGGTTCAACAACATTTGAAATATCTGAGTTTGCTATTGCAAGACCTGGTCACTCATTTAAAGTTGGTGATAAATTCAAACCTGTTGGATTAGTTACTGCTGCTCACCTTTCAGCACCTATACAGGAATTTGAATTAGAGGTAACTCAAATATTCAGTGATAAGTTTTCTGCTTGGCAATTTGGTGAGTTAGACTTTATTGATACTATTAAGAACTTACAAGATGGTGCAAGAAAGAGATTCCCATTATTCTTTAATGGTCAATTACTAAGTTTTGAGAAAGATCTTACAAACTCACGTTCTCAGTTGATAGACTTAAATTCAATTCTACTAATATTTGTTAATGGTGTATTACAGAAACCTGGAGAAGCATATCAATTTGAAGGTGGTACTACATTTGAATTTGAAGAAGCACCAAGAGCAGAGGCTAAGGTAGATATTTTCTTCTACAAAGGTCAAGAGGGAGTTGATGTTGACGTAGCAGATATTCAGCAAACAGTAAAAATTGGTGATGAATTAAGAGTATTCAAACATCCTGTTGGAATTACAACTTCACAACAAGATGAAAGAACAATAAATGCTTTATTAGGTGCAAAACTTGTTGAAACTGATATTTACACTGGTCGTGGTATTGATGAAAATAATAATAAACCAATTAGATGGACTAAACAAAAAGTTGACATTATATTAAATGGTAAGAAAATTGATAAGTCAAGAGAGATTCTTGAACCTCAAGTTTATCCAACTTCAAAAATTATAGGAGATTTTACTGAAACATCAGGAGTAGGTAATCTTAATGGTATATTTGTTGATGATGCGGAAGTATTCTTCTACGAAAAAGGAGATCATCTGAGTTCAAGTAATCCAGACGAATCTGATGGTGATTATAATTTAGCATTTAATTCTGTAGATGCATTGGTTACATCTGGTTTGATTCCAACTGGTGCTACTATGACTGCAAATGTATCTGGTGTAGGAACTATATCCTCATTAACAATAACTGATGGTGGTTCAGGTTATACTGGCACTGCAACAATTACAATAGGTTCTCCTGTTGGTGTTGGAACAACAGCAACAGCAACAGCAACTATATCTAACGGTGCAATAACAGGCACAACTATAACTAATCCAGGTCTAGGTTACTCATCATTAACACCACCACAAGTTTTGGTTGAGTTACCAACATTTGAAACTGAGAAGGTGACATCAATTGATAATGTCGAAGGATTTACTGGTATCATTACAGGTATTACAACAACTACAGGAACTGGTGGACACCCATTAGCACTTAAGTTCTTCTTTAGAGCAGACAAAGCAGCAAACAGTTTACTTATTAATTATCCTGTGTTTATAAAAGACACCTCAGTTGGAAATGGTGTTACGTCAGTCGATAGTCAAGACTCATCAGTTGTTGGTATTGGAACTACGTTTGTCGATAACATCTATAAGGTTAATGATGTAGATACTCTTGGTGAAAATGGTGAAATCACTTGTAATGTACATACAAACAGTACATCTTCAATATTAGGTATTGCACAAACTGGAAATTTTGATGGTTCAAATCCTGGTATTAGTACTGAATTGGGTAAAATTTCTTGGGGTAGATTATATAATCTAACTCGTGATGATTCTCCTATCTCTATAGGAGTTACTGGTCTTACAGTTAATACTGGTTTGACTACCTTCCCAACTATTCAAAGAAAGAACTATACCGCAGGGTCACTAAGGGGTCTAAGATCATCAGGTGCCATAAGGGTATTCGGAATTTGATTACGTTACCTCTATAAATAAAAAGAAAAAGTTAATTAACAATGTCAGCGATAATTACTGATCAATTTAGAATTCTGAATGCTAACAACTTTGTTGAGTCAGTAGAAAACATCAATAATTCATATTACGTTTTTATTGGATTACCAAATCCAGCTGGAACAGGGTCTCTTGTTGGTTATGGAAGATCTTCTGATTGGAACTCATCTACACCTGCACCGACTGATAGTTTTTCATATCGTATTCATACAGGTGATACGATGATGTTTGGTAAGAAAATATCATCTGCAAATATTAGAAGAATTATAAGAAGAGTAGACTGGGTTGCTGGTAGTAGATATGAAATTTATAGAGATGATTATAGTGTTGAAAATCCAAGTCCATTAACACAAGCAAATAGGTTATATGATGCGAACTACTACGTACTTAATTCCGACTTCAAAGTTTACGTTTGTATTGATAATGGATCAACAGGTTCTAACCCGCTTGGAAATGTCTCCCAAGATGAGCCAACCTTCACTGATTTGGAACCTTCCAAGGCAGGAAATAGCGGTGACGGATATCTTTGGAAGTATCTTTTCACTGTTTCACCTAGTGACATTATTAAATTTGACTCAACTGAATTTATTACTGTTCCAAATAGTTGGACCTCTAGCCAAGATTCTCAAATCAGAGCGGTTCGTGAAAATGGAAACTCTGACATAAACCAAAATCAAATTAAACATATTTACATTGAAAATTCTGGTAGTGGATATGCAAATGGATTAAGTCAAGAAGTTGATATTATTGGTGACGGAGAAGGAGCAAAGGCAAGAGTTGATGTTGTTAATGGTTCAATTACAGATGTTGTTGTAAGTGCTGGAGGAAAAGGATATAGTTATGGTATTGTTGACTTAGGAACATTAAGTAGTGGTGTAAGCACGTCAACTGGTCGTGCTAAACTTGTTCCTATTATCCCACCAGGATTAGGGCACGGTCATAATGTATATACTGAACTAGGAACTGACAGAGTAATTGTTTACGCAAGATTTGATGATTCAACAAAAGATTTTCCAGTTGATACAAAATTTGCACAAGTAGGGGTAGTTAAAAACCCAACAAAGGTAGGTACTTCTGTAACTTATACTGATAATACATACTCATCTTTACAAGCACTCAAATTTGAGTCTGTAACTGGAGTTCCACAAGTTGGTGAAGAAATTAAACAAGTATTAACTATTTCACCAAATACTGGCAAAAATGCGACAGCTTACGTTGCCTCTTATGATTCTGAAACAAAAGTATTGAAGTATTTTAGAGATCGATCTCTTAACTTCAACCGCACAACTTATGATCATACTGATTATGCTGGTATTTCAACTGCTGGTAGAATTTATGAATTTGAATCAGTTGTTGGTGCAAATAACATTGAAGGTAAATCATCATTCTTCTCTGGTTCAATCTCTCGTAATTTCTCAGGAATAACAACAAATCCATCAGGTAATAAATTAATTAACTTGGGAGTTAACTTTATTTCAGGACTTTCTAATTCTGAGATAAATAAAGGGTCAGGAGAAGTTGTTTACTTAGATAACAGACCATTAATTGTCAGGAACTCCCGTCAAAAGGAAGATATTAAAATTATACTAGAATTCTAAAATGCCACAAAAGACTAATTTAAATATATCACCTTATTATGATGATTTCGATAAGGATGACAATTTTTACAAAATACTATTCAAACCTGGTTATCCTGTACAGGCAAGAGAATTAACTGGTTTACAGTCTCTTTTACAAAATCAGGTTGAGTCTTTTGGTAAGCATATCTTTAAAGAAGGTTCAATGGTTATACCTGGTAACATTGAACTTGATAATTCATATTTTGCTGCAAAAATAAACGATACACATCTCGGCATTGATGTTTCAGTTTATTTGAATGAAATTATAGCATCAAATGGTGGTAGAGGAATACGAGTTAGAGGTCAATCTTCAGGTACAGTTGCAGTTATAAAGAATTTCATATTACCACCAGCAGAAGGTGTTGAAAATATTACAATTTTCGTTAAATATCAACAATCAGGAACTGACGGAGAAAGTGCATCATTTCCAGATGGAGAAATTTTAGTTCTTGAGGAACCTCTAACATATGGTAATACCACATTAACTATTGGAGAAACTGTATTAACACTGGTTTCTGAGGATGCAACAGCAACAGGAACTGCCTTTGGTGTAAATGCAGGAATTTATTTTTTACGTGGAAGTTTTGTTGATGTACCATCATCACTTATTATATTGGAACCATATTCTATAACACCATCATATAGAATTGGTTTTGATATTTCTGAAGAGATAATCAACTCTAATGATGATCCTGCATTATATGATAATGCAAAAGGATTTACTAATTTTGCTGCGCCAGGTGCCGATAGATTTAAAATATCTGTTAAATTAGCTAAAAAAGCATTAGATGACTATGAAGATACAAACTTCGTAGAATTAATGAGAACTGATCAAGGTGAAATAAAGAAATTACAAGATACTTCAACATATAGTGAACTCAAGAAATATTTTGCGAAGAGAACTTATGATGAATCAGGTGATTATTCTGTCGAACCATTTCGTGTTGATATTCAAGAATCTCTTAATAACGAAATTGGTAATGATGGTTTATTTACAGAAAATAGATTAACTGATGAGGGAAATATACCAAGTGATGATATATTCTGCGTAAAACTATCACCAGGTCGTGCGTATGTTAAAGGATTTGATGTTGATTTAACAGGTACAACTGTGCTAGATGTTGATAAACCAAGAGATACTGAAACAGTAAATCTTGCATCTATTCCATTTGAAATGGGAAGTTTACTTCGTGTTAATAATGTACAGGGAACACCTTTTATAAACATTGGTGGTGGAACTGCAAATATAATTAGATTAAGTAAATCACGTAAAATTAGTGGTAGTAACAGTCCAACTATCAATGAAGAAGTTGTTAGTAATCGAATAGGTGAAGCAAGAGTATATTCGTACAATGTAACAGATGCATCATATAGTGATTCAAATACTCAATTTGATTTGTATTTGTATGATATTCAAACATTTACGATTTTAAAATGTAGTGCATTTACATCAGCAAACGTTATTAAAGGATCAAGAATAAGAGGTAAAGCGAGTGGAGCTATTGGATATGCTGCTATGGATGCTGATTCGACTGGTGCAGACGAAATAGCAGTATCAGAAACAACAGGTACTTTTATAAAAGGTGAGCAATTAGTTATAAATGAAAGAACAGTGGTTGCTGATATTTCAATTAAAGACATTGTTGCATATACAGTTGACGATATTAAATCAGTTTTCCAAGATTCAGATGCATTAAACTCAGAATTATTATCTAATTTTAGTGCAGATACTGTTTTATATGAAAAAACATTGTCAGGATTTTCATTAACTGATCAGTTAAACATCACTGGCAACACTGCAACAGTTAATAACCGTAATTTTGCTGCAAAGGTTGGTATTCATACAGATGCGATAATCGCTTACCAAAGAGGAGATTTTGAAGATATAGTTTACAATAAAATCACTAATATTTCCACTGATGGTAAAACACTTACTCTAGGTGCTGTTGGTGTTCATACTGGTGTTAACAGAGGTGAGGTTCTTGCTTCAGGTATATCCACATCATCACCATTTAGACTTGTAACACCTATCGTTCAAAATCTTGATGGATCTGGAATATTTGCAACATTACCAAAGCAAAATATTTCAAATGTAAATCTTGCAGATTCAAATTTAATCATAAACAAACAAATCAAGGGTGGTCCAGCAAATATAAGTAATAATACTATTCAATTTGCTTCATCAGTAGGATTGACAACTTCAGTTGGTATTACAAGTGTATTTTTTGAACCATTTGATGCAGAGAGATATTCAATTCATTATTCAGATGGATCAACAGAACCTTTGACAGATGATCAAGTAGAAATAACAAATAATGGAAATCTTATTACTTTTAGTGGTTTAAAGGAAAATAGTGGAAGTGCTGTTGTAAATGTAACTCTTAAAAAACTTGGTCTTACAAGTAAAACAAAAGATTTTGTAAGAAGTCAAAAAGTTGAAGTTACAAGAACAGTTGGAGTTTCTACATTATCAAGTTTGTTAGAACCAAGTGCTGCGTATGGATTAAGAGTAGAAGATAGTGAGATATCTTTAAATGTACCTGATGTTGTTAATATAGTAGCCGTTCTTGAATCAAAAGATACTAACGCTCCCATATTAGATAAATTAAAATTTGTTTCTGGATTAAATTTTAACACAAACGCAATTGTTGGTGAACTAATTGTCGGAAAAGATAGTAGAGCGATAGGTCAACTTGTAGATCGCAATGCAAACGATGTTACTTTTATCTACTTGAATGATAGTAAGTTTCAGATAGGTGAAGTTGTTAATTTTAAAGAGTCTGCAATTGAGTCAGTTATACAAGGTGTAGAAGTTGGTAACTATATTGATAGAACTGACAACTATAATTTAGATAAAGGACATAAAGAACAGTACTGTGATTATTCAGCAATATTAAGAAATCAAGGTTCTGCAGTACCTTCAAAAAGATTATTAATTATTTTTGATCAATATCAAGTTGCAAGTGGAAATGTTGGCGATATATTCACAGTTAATTCATATGGACAAGAGAGATACTCAACAGATTTACCAATAATTGGAGAATCAGCAGCATCAGATATTCTTGATTTTAGACCTAGAGTTAATAAGTTTGTACCAGATGGAACAGGAAAATCACCATTTGCTTTTGGTAGTCGTACCTTTGAATCAACCACACCATTTGTAATCGCACCAAACGAGAGTTCTTTATTAGGATTTAGTTACTACCTTGGTAGAATTGATAAATTGGTTATTGATAAAGATGAAACAGTAACAGTAATACAGGGTGTATCAGCAGAGAGTCCTACACCTCCAACAAGTAATACAAGTGCGATGGAGATAGCAACTATTATCTTACCACCATATTTGTATAATCCTAAACTGGAACCTGAGATTAGAATGCGTGATAATCGCAGATTTACAATGCGAGATATTGCGAATCTTGAAAAAAGAATTGAAAATCTTGAGCAAATTACATCTTTGAGTGCACTTGAATTAGACACAAATGCTTTTCAGGTTAAAGATAAAGATGGTTTGAATAGATTTAAGAGTGGTTTTGTAGTAAATGATTTTAAAAATAGAGATTTTATTGATTTTACACCTGATAGTGGTTCAAGATGCGATATTGATACAGTGCAAAAAGAACTGATTAGTGCGATTGATTTTTGGTCAATGAACCCTGAATTAGCTTTAGATCCAGCTATCAATGTTGAAACTGCAGATTTAAGTTCTAATTTGAGATTATTAGATCCTAATTGTAAGAAAACTGGAGATTTTATTACATTAGATTACGAAGAAGTTGACTGGATTGAAAACCCACAAGCAACTGGTGTTGAAAATGTAAACCCATTTAATGTAGTTGCATTTGCTGGTGTAATAAGATTAGACCCACCATCTGATAACTGGACAAGAACAGTTTACGTTAATAACGTTAGAACTGAATCAACAGGTGCTAGATGGGTAGAAACATCAAACGTAGTTTCAAATACTGCAGTTAGAGGAAGATCTCATACACATTCTCGTGTCGAAA